ACGTCGTTTACGTGGGGAGTCCTAGGAAATATGACCGCCAATCGCCGGTATTATTTGGTTCCTGGAACCGTCACTGTCGGAAACCTTACGAACGAACCTGTGACGGACACCTATGCAGGGTCAAATGCATTACCGGTGCCGTTTGTTCAGCCCTCCAGCGTGATTGATATGACCATGACGTTTCTGGGCACCATTCCTTCAACGTGCACGATAACAATGAATGTCATCAAGAACCGGACCGTTCCCCCAGTTCTCTCACTCATGATGACGTCTGCCGACGGAGGACTCAAGCGAAATACATCTCAATCCACATCGTTTGGTGCGGCGGATACGGTAGATGTGACGTTGGATGTCTCAGGGAACCCAGGTTCAGGTAGCTTCATCGGTGTGATTGGGTATTACTGAAGAGTAAACAAATACAAAACCTTATTCAGATCACCCAAAATCGTATCACGAAGATTGAGCAAATCCGTATCCGTATTCTTAATCTTCTTGGGCAATTCCGAACTCAAATACTTGGTCTCCTGAGCGACAAATGAACGCGCAGCAGATTCTGAGAAGTTATGGAGCTTGATACTCCCTGAAACCTTGGGACGACCATAGCGACCCATATAGGACTCCACAAACGCATCAATGTTGGTGTCCAGGGCTGCTGTCAAATCATCCGTTGCCTTATGACGAGCAAACGAACCGGTCTGCCAGTGGTAGAGCTTGACCTGATTGCGAATGGTCAGCAAATGAGATACAATATCACCACCAGACGTTTTGTTACGGCGTGTTCCACCATATGGTAATTTCATGCCTGTTAAATCTGAATTCTTACGCGTATATGCAGTAAGACCCAAGGTTCTTTTCTCGTTTGATGCCTCACGTAATGCTCGTAATGGTTCTTTTGGTATAGGTTTATTAATTTTAGCAGCAGCATCTGCAGCAGCATAGAGGTCTTTTCTCGCCTCTGTCAACTTTTCGGGCTCTCTCGGTCCTGGACTATGTTTTGGCGGCTTTCCGGACATTGTTTCTTTGGGGTATTTATTTCCACACCGATTGCAATCTCCAATATCAGGAGAACAAGGACATAGTTCCATTGGTTGAAGACAAGAAATTACGTATTACAAGGCATCAAACACAGCTTAATGTCTCCAAGGTTCGCGATTACATAGCGGATCATCAAGAACCAATCATTTTTCATATGAATCTCCAGATTGTTGGAAAGGTTGCTACACTTGGTGAACAAGACCAAATGGGGCAAACTAAACGTTCCCTTGACGACCTCACCATTCTCTTTTTTATTGATGCTGAGTTCGGACGCAGAATCTCCCATCGTGACCGTTTGAGAGGCAAAGGGTCCTTTACAGGAAAAGGTTAGTGTATTTCCTACATTCTCAATGTCTACGGTCTTGGCCGACAACAGAGTCATATCGCGACAGATCTTCTGGAAGTCCAGAGATGGCATCGTAATCCGAGTTGCGAACTCTGTCTCAGGCATATGAATACCCGCATCATCACGATCCAACAAGTTCAACTTGTACCGAATTCTACGCTTCTTCTCACCATTTTCCAATGTGATAAAGAGGTGATTGGACTCTGACTTGCTGACACTGAAGGTAATTGTGTCATCGTTCGTGACTGTCTTGACAATGCGATAGAAGTGATCTGTATTCAATCCAACGTCTAACTTGGGAGCAGAATGATTGTATTCGTAATGTTCAAACTTGGACGCATACAACCGCATATGGGTTAATACAGTACGTGTATTGTCCATCGCAATCATACGGACACCTTCCTTATCAAAAATCAAGGACATCTCCACCAACATAGATTTCAATCCTTCTGCAAGAGTGCGGATAGGAGCAGTTTGCACTGTCTTTGCAATCACCAGGTCGTCGCCAGCCATTTGTATCTACCCTCGGCGAGACATGAAAATGATTCTACGCACTATTTGGATTTTACAAAAAATGGGAATGCGAGCAGTCCAAGAATCAAAACCAAAACCACAATATCAAAGGTACGGATGATCTTCTGATACTTCACAGGCAATTGCTCATATTGTTCGTTGTATTCGGAAGGTTTCATCCATCCAGAGATCCAACCAAGAAGAGTAGGACGAAGGCGATCATTACAATCGTAGATCACATCATACCATGCCATCAATACATACGCAGTAGTTGCGAGGACAAATGCCATGACAATCTTATGGGCGTATGCAACTGGATGTGGCAACCAATAGACACCCAACACAAACGCGGAAAATGCCAGACATTTAGGGTTCAAGTACAAAGGAGTTCCAAAGAGACCACCGCCCATTATTTCTTACCGTAGATTGTATCTACAATCAACTTCATTGCATGTATGTCCCAGTTTCTATCTTCAGAACGAAATCGGAAATGAAAATTCCTAGAAAGAATATCTGTTGTTTCTTTCGATGAATAAGCACGCTTTTCAAATGAGTAGCGGACAGCAGGTGTAATAGGTATCTTCCATTCTTGAAGATAATATCCAATTGATACATCATCTAGATAAATAGGTTTCAACCCTGATTCTTTCGCGAATTGGTTCACTATATCAAAACTTAACGTGAATCCAGATCCAGATGGAAAATGACTTACATTGCCTTGTGGATATGAGACAACCACGGCAGAACAGAACTTTTCTTGCGGGAATGTCTTACAAAGTTCATAGTAGGCATTCAAATTTACAACACAAGAAGCATTTGGGCGAAAGAGAAATCTATATGTATTTGGTCGTGTTGCTACAAAGTAGCGAAACGCTCGTATCGTTTTTTCAAATACGTAATCCAATGTATCTGGAATTCGTATCCAAAGAGTATCCTCATCCAAACGATATTCCGTAGTAAGAGTGGAGTTTCCACAATAAAAATAACAATCTATATCCGGATGTGATTTCATGTATCTACGCCAAATGTTCCGAAATTGATCATATGGATACCCATGGCTCATTAAAATCAACATGAGCACTCGCATTACTTGGTGTATAGAATATAGAGAAGCGAATACACTGCCAAAATTCCCAAGAAGGCAGTCATGTCAGACGAGAGGTTGTTCTCAAGATACTCCATCAAGAACACAGAACCTGCAACCATACCCGCATCGGCCACGATGATCTTCCAAGATCCTTCTGACGCATAGGACTTGAACAAATCAATGATCGCATTCTGTCCAGCAGGAACACCGAGAATGACAATGAAATAAAACAATACATCGTGTACAATCTGAATCAGAACAGAAAGACCAACCAGATTCCATCCAGAGATGCCTGGAGCAATCAACATCGCCAGAGCGATTCCAAGGACGATAATCAGAATATCTGACCCAATCGCAACCAATCCAAACTTCGAATACCAAGTTCCTAACGCCTTTGTGAGCGGAAAGAACTTGGACAGAACGATGACTGCAAAGTCCACCCATGCAGTCGCTGTCAACAAAGAGGTCCAAGGAATCATTTTAACTCTACCACAGGAATATTGTCAACAATGACATTCTATAGTCAAAGTGGTCAAGATAAAATACTAGATACTCATGTATTCAAAGGATATAAGCGTGGTTTCTTCGTAAACATCGGGGCATGGGATGGTGTATGCTTTGACAACACACTCTTCTTTGAGCGAGAGCTGAAATGGACAGGAATTAACATTGAACCACTCCCCGATCGGTATCAATCTCTTGTAGAAAACAGACCAAATTGTAAGAACTTCAACATTGCAGTTTCAGATCGAAACGGAGATGCCGAATTTCTTGCAATCACTGGAGATACGAGTATGTTATCGGGAATTAAGGAAAACTATGACCCTCGTCATCTTGATCGCATTGCACGAGAGACAGCTGCACTGAACACGGAAGCACGAACAATTAGCGTTCCTGTAAAACGTCTTGATACATTGTTCAAGGAACAAGACGTGAGACGAGTTCATTATATGAGCATTGATGCGGAAGGTTCAGAAATGAATATCATTCGTTCCATTGATTTCAATTTTACATACATTGATGTCATTGATTTTGAAAACAACTATCCTGATAAAACTGGACCTATTCTAGAATTCCTAGCAACAAAGGGGTACAAACGTCTACCTATCGCACATGGAGAGGATATTTTTATGATTCATAACCGCTCACCTTTTTTACCTTAATCCTTCTTAATTGCGCCAAACTTACCCTTGCGTGTCTTATATCCTGCCTTTTCCAAACGCTTTGTCTTCTTGGCATGGGCTGACTTCTTGCGAGACACAATCCGTCCCCACTTGTTGTACTTCAAGTCCTTCTTGGTCAGTCCACCAGAGGTATGGTGAGCAGATCCATGCATCACCTGCGCGCGAGATCCAATTGCCTGTTCGTGCATTTATTCAATCAATACATTTTAATGAATCTGTATACAAAAGGTAAATGAATCGCTTGACTTGGACAGGAACTGGATTTGTACAAACAAGAAAACGCATCGCATTCGTAACATTTTCAAACGGGAGGTATCTCGGATTGGAACAAAAGTTAAAACGATCCATTGAAAGACATTGTCCAGAGGCAGATATCTTCATCTACCATGACTTTGCGGAAATCGGAAGTCCAACTCATCAAGAAAATCCATATGCCTTTAAGGTCTACGCGATTGAAAAGGTAAAATCTCTTGGATATGAACTTATCGTTTGGTGCGACAGCGTGATTCGTCTTGCTCGTCCGATTACAACACTCATCCCTAAAATTAGAGAACAAGGTGTCTATCTACAAGAGGATGGATGGAAAGTAGGAAGATGGGCAAATGATAGAGCATTGGCGTATTTTGGAGTTTCTCGCGATGATGCTATGAACCTGAGTGCAATTTATGCATGCATTATGGCATTTGATTTCGCGCATCCGATGACAACCGTATTTTTTACAAAATGGAAAAAGGCATGTGAGGATGGTATCTTCCGAGGAGCATGGAAAAATGATAACCATTCCGAGAGTCAGGATGAACGTTGTACAGGACATCGTCATGATCAATCATGTGCCGAATTGGTAGCACACGGATTAAAGATCAAACTTAATCCACGTATGCTTTCTGATAATGTTTCAGACCCAAACCGCTATTTTACATCTTGGGATAAACCATAATTATTTTCACACTAAACAAAAGATTAAACAATGATTTCTGGTCTAAACTTTTCAGAAGTTTGCAAATGGGTTATAGATCCAAGATATCCAGAACGAAAGCAATTTTCTTATCAGCAGGCAGAAGATGGAGATTGGGTGTTCATTAATGGAGATTATATCCAAAAATTTACCAGTGCGATACCTTTCGTTAGCATGAAGCGGTTTTATCTTATCATTCATAACAGTGATTTCACATTTACAGAAGAAAAATTAGTATCTCTTCGGAAACATGTTTACCATGTTTTCGCAATCAATACAAACTTTACACATCCTCGTGTAACTACGATTCCATTAGGATTTGCCGATAATCAACTTGAGTTCCTTTCTACCTTCAAACCAGAACCAAACGAACGCGATATTGATATCTATCTTAATATCAATATTCATCATAATTGGGAAAAACGTGGTCAATGTATCAAGGCATTTGAAAACAATCCACGCGTCACAACTCGACAACGCATATCTGTACCAGAATATTACAACGATCTTTGTAGATCCAAGTTCGTTCTGTGTCCAGAAGGAACTGGGATTGATACACATCGAGTGTATGAAAGTATTCTATGTGGTGCAACTCCTGTTGTACTTCGGAATTCACTCAGCCATCTGTATGAGAAGCTTCCAGTGTGTATTGTAGACAAATGGACAGATGAATTCTATGTTCCAACTGGAAAAAACGTTTCGTTTCGCGTGAATGACTATTTATCACGATAAACGTTTTTGGATTGTATCCCAGTAAGGAGATGTCTTCCGAAGAAAGAGAATATCAATTTGAACTAAAACACCATTTGCGCGATGGAGTTCGGGAATATCAAGTGGAGTAAATCCGATTGAATCCATATACGCTATATATTCGGCAAATGTAGGTGCTCCTTGATTGTATTGAGCTGCGAACGAACATTCTAATAATACAGCAATCGTATTGCGTAATAAGTTTTCTCCGCCTTTCAAGATGTCCAACTCGGCACCTTGACAGTCGATTTTAATAAATTCAAAGGTCTGAGATGGAAAGAGAAGATCTAAAGTTGTTGTTTTCCGAGTACTTGGTAGAACATGTTCGTAATGACGAGTAAGTTCCTTGTACATAGAGTCCCCAGTGGACATATTGGAATGCCACAAAACATCCTTCACTTCTGAGGATAACAATTCTCTATAGACAGGAACACCTAGAGTAGATAATTCTGGATGAGGGTTTGGTTCCACAACGACAAACGTCGCGTGTGGAAATTCCCTTCGAACATCGCGTGTCCAATGTCCTTTGTACCCACCGATATCCAAAATTGTCTTAGGAGACCATGGAAGAATAGGTTTGAACATTTACTTTAGAAATACAGTTTCAAATACAGACATAACCGCACTTGGCGTAAATTGCATATATCCGTTGTTAGTCATATCTTTCTTCCAAAGATCTTTGTCGAAAATATATCTGAGTTCTTGAGGATTTGAGTACAAGGTACATTTGTCTCCCAAAATCTCTATATGAGCACGTTCAGGTGAATTGGCGTACGTGACAATGGGTTTTTGACATAAAGCAAATTCCCCACATGCCAAACCAAACGTCTCTCCGCGAGCACGAGCGTGAAGCATGACATCACATGTGTTAATGAATTTTCGTTTGACGTAAGAATCAGTCGTACGCGGTAGATAGATGATTCTTGGATGTGTCGCAAATTGCCTTGTATTCATTGCTAAAAATACGAAGGATGGATTGTTCGACAGCATTTCAACAACTACAGAATGTACAAATGGAAGATCAAATGTATCATATGATCCATACCTACCAACAACTGTCATTTCAGGCGAAATCCCAAGCTCCTTTCGAAAGGAATCTGTATGAGAATCAATTGAAATCATATGAGGAAGGATGGGAACATGTGTACCGTGGATTCTGTTTAACGATTCACTGATCGCGCAATAAATGTCTCCATGTGGATATCGAGTCGTAAACACGCAATGTACAATTGTTTTACACTTGGTTGTCCAGAACCAATCCAGTTCACCTGATTTAATAACATATAAGACATCAACTCCTTCTCGTTTGACAATTGTATCAATATCTCGTTGGCACTCAACATAGAACACTGGAAATCTCTTGGTAAACTTTTCATAGATTTCACCGTGAGTAGAACGATAGTCGCGAGTAATCACGATAGATGTATTTCCAAGCAGCACTTCATTAAAATGAGCATAATCATACATTGCTACTTCAGTTCCTCCATATGAAATATGATTCGTAAGGAATGCGACTTTCATTTGTATATCATTCCAAATGATAAGCTAAATGGTTTTCATAAAAAAAACTAATTTGTCAAAATGAAAGCTATTTTTGTTTGCGATAACAACCCTGCATATTCTGGATTTTGGGAACACCAAGCGAAGTATATGTGGAAGAGATATGCTATTCCTAGTTTATTGTATTATTTATCCGATTCAGATACGAACAATCTGTTTACATCCGAATTCGCAGAAGTTCGTTCTATTCGTTTATCAACTTCCACTCCAAATATTATCCAAGCTTTGTTTGCAAAATGGTATTTTCCATGTTATGAGAATACGTCTGAAAAGTTATTAATATGTGATATTGATTGTTTTATTTTATCAAAGCAGTTAATTGATACCATTAAATCCGTGGAAACCCTTTTTCATTTAAAAAATCTACCTAACAATTCCGTTCCCGGATATTATCTGTCAGGATACGTTTCGCAATTAAGGGAATTTTTCAGAGTAGATGAATATCCCGATTTTGATTCATTTTGTATTGCAAGATTGAAGGAATTAGAAAACAGACCTGTTAATGCTGATCAAGTTAGTGAATTTAGCAAATCTGCAACTCCAAATTGGAAATATTTCGGATCTGAGGAAGAATATGCTGGAAGGTGTGAACTGCAATATAAGAAACCGGTAAGGAAAGACATGGATTCTCCAACTCAATATACAAGTAGAATTTGTAGGTCTATGAATTCGGTATTTAATGATTCAAAATTACGATCTGGAGGATATATTGATTACCACTGCCCACGTCCATATGAAAAATACGAAGCGACAATTCGAAATATTTTAGATAAGACAATGACGTTATAAATGAAAATAAGTATCAAAATAATCCATAGCAGCTGCTACTGCTTGATCCATATTGAAATACTTATAGGTCGCAAGTCGTCCTAAAAAATGGATTCCCTTTCCACGTGATTCCTCTGCCAGTGTTTTGTATTTTGCGTAAAGCTTTTGATTTCGTGCATTTGGGACAGGATAATAGGGTTCGCCTAGATCACTGCTTGTCTCCTTCGTAAGAATGGTATACTTAGAGGGTTGGTTCAAGAGATGCTTGTATTCTACGATGCGAGTATACGGAATAGTAGGATCTGGATAGTTTACTTGACTCACTGGCTGATAGAATCCAGAGTTCTCATGAACTTCCCATTGGAAATCTAGCGAGCGATATTCAAGCTTCTCAAGTCCAGCATCATTAAAATACTGATCAATTGGACCTGTAAAGACCAAAGTATTCCATGTAAGTTTATCCCGAATGTCCATCCAATCTGTTGACAACTGAACAGTAATGTTCGGATGATCAAGCATCGCTGCGACAATAGATGTATATCCGTCTACTGGAAGAGCTTGAAATCGGTCATCAAAATATCTATCATCCGTATTCGTTCGAATTGGAATTCTCGCAAGAACACTTGCGTCCAATTCAGAAGGATCTTTGTTCCATTGTTTCAGCGTATAGGGACGAAAGAGTTTCGCATAAAGAGCATGTCCGACACGAGAAAGTGCCATCTCTTCACTATTCGTTGGTGTATGACAGGGAACCTGAACACGACGAAGCCATTCACGCATATCCTCTTCTGTACGCAATGTTTCATTACAAATTGAATTCACGGTATTCATATTGACAGGAACAGGGACGTACTGATTATCGACAAACGAAAGAACTTTATGATCCCATCGTTTCCATCGTCCAAATCGTTGAAGATATGTCCATACTCGTTCGTTGTTTGTATGGAACATGTGGATACCATACTTTCCTACACGAATTCCCGTCTGATCATCAATGTAATCGTATACATTTCCTGCGATGTGATCACGTTTGTCTATAACAAGGACCTTCCGATTGCAAACACGAGCCATATGTTCTGCGAATGTTGCGCCAGACAATCCAGCTCCAACAATAAGAACATCTGTCTCCATTACATTACATTCATACCTAATCTTTGAACTTCATTTACAATTTACAGGTTTATTTCATTTAACATATAGAAATGGGAATTAATGATAAGAACTTTGAAATGCTTGAAGGAATTTTTGAACGATATCCCATCACAACTGTTCTTGAACTTGGAGCACAGAACTTTTATCAGTCCTATAAAAACGTCAGATATGGTTCCTATGCGAGTGAATATTACAAATCAAAAGGAGTTCAAGAATACCAATGTATTGATTTGAATGGTGAAAACAATGCATTACGTCTTGATTTAAGTATTCCACATATTCTTCGCAAATTTGATATGGTGACAGATTTTGGAACAAGTGAACATGTTGGAGCGTTCACTCGTGAACAAGAAGAACTAGCAACCGATAAGAAAAACGATACTTGGAAAAATAGCCCAGACCATTTAGCTGGAATTCAAGCTTTGTACAACTGCTGGACAACAAAATACAACGCTTCAAGGATTCTTATCGCAAGTGCGAATCCTGCGACTGGACATTGGCCAGCTCATGGACATTTCTACTATACACCTGAGTTCTATAAAGTTCTCGCATCCTTAACTGGAATGACTCCAGTGTATATTGGAGAACACTATGCGATGGGAAATTATGAAAGTGGAAAAGAGGTCTGTTGTGTTTTAAATGTTCGCGGAAGTCACTGGATCTCTTTAGAAGAATTTTCAAAAGCATTTGAACACATTTATCCAAACTAATTTCAAATACAATTTGGGGTGGAGATCCACCCACTGTTGTATTTTTGTTTTCTAATAGACCACAACCAAGACCACCACTTTAGTTGGAGTAGGCAAGACCACCCATACCGGACATCACGCGGAGCACGTTGTAGTTCACGGCGTACACGCGGACCTGGGCAGTGCGACCAGAGCGGACAGTGTTGACGGACACAGTGAGCTGGAGGGTTGCCTTGTCGATACGAGAGAAGTTGCAAGTACCGCTGGGCTGGTGCTCCTCGGGCTTGAGTGCGAAGGAGTACACGTTGATACCAACCGAGGGAGTACGAGTGTGGTGCTGGTAGGGCTGAACGCGGTCGAAGTAGCGGCCCTCGCGCTCAGTGAAGCGATCCTGACCGTTGAGCTGGAGCTTGGCAACCTCAACAGGGTTCTTGCCGGAGCACTTGACACCGGAGTCGAGGATGACCTTGGCGAGCAAGTAGTTGGTAGTAGCAGCGAACACCTCATCGCCTGCATTGTCATACGAATCCAACCAAGATGCACCACCCATGGAAGGACCGAATGCAATACCAACACCTGGGAGGTAAGGACCAGAAGGACCATCACCAGTGGTGGTAGGAACCTGACCACCTTGAGTGTTTCCTGCGGCGTTGCCGAGAGAGCCACGTGCGAGGATATCCATGACAACGCCCTCAGTGGTGAAGTCATCAGTGTAGTTGAATGGCTGGCAGCCGTTCACCTCAGTGATGAAGTTCTGGCCAGGAGTGCAGTCCACGAACGAGTCGCGCTGGACAACCCACACAAGCTCCTTGACGGGGTGGTTGAAGTTCAGCTGGATCTTGTTGCTGGAGGAAGTGATGGACTCAGCACCAGTGTACTGGAGCTGCTCAATCAAGTACTCGTGGGTCTGCTGGGCAAAACGACGACGCTCCTCAGTGTCCAAGTACACGTAGTCAATGTACAAGGATGCAGCAGTCAAGGACTGGATGGAGGTAGCAGGGGCAGTTTGGCCGTTCTTGAGCTCATAGTAGCAGCAGTTGATCCACTGCTCAAACTCAACGTTGATGCGCACTTCGTGGTACTGGAGGGCGATCAAGGGGATGGAGAGACCAGGGTTACGGCAGAACCAGAACTGGAGAGGGATGTACAAGGTCTTTGCGGGAGTGCCAGAGCGAGGAGCGCAAGAGTTGGTGAGCTCAGAAGCAGCGCAAGAGGCATCCAAACCATAACCCTTGGAGTCCTTCATCAAGACCAAGTCGTGGGTGTTGCCGATCATGTCATCGAGGGCTGCAGTGGTACCAGCATCCTGAGTGAGCTGGGTCCAGATCTGCATCCAGTCACCATACTGACGATCAATACGCTGACCACCAATCTCGAGCTCCACAACCTTGATCAAGCGGTGACCAATGTAGTTCAACCAACGGAAGCGGCTGAGCTGAGAAGAACCAGAAGAGGAGAGATCCACTGCAGGGAGAACAACCTGAACGTAGGTGCGGTACATCAAGTCGGCATTGCGGTTGATGACTGCAGTCACACGCTTGTTAAAGTCGGCCTGACCATTGAAGGTGACCTCAATGGACTCCATGGCGAAGTTGGTGTGGCGCTTGTAGAGCACCTTCCAGAAGGTGATCTGGGGATTACCACTGATGTAAATGTCCTGCGCACCATAGCTTACAAGTTGAAGAAGACCGCCACCCATGTTGTGTTATGCTCCATGGCGAGAAAAATATTTTCAGCGCACGCGTTACATGTAAGCCCCTTCCCGCATGTAACACTGCCTACACAAAGTCATGTAAGCATTGTGACCGCCAATCAATACCTGTTGGTCGGAAATGCCATGCTTCCGATGGGAGAAAAGTCCGGGAGTTCCGTTCGCACACTTTTGGCAAAAGGCAGTAATCCGTTCCACTCTGTCTGCCAATGGAATACAATCCAAAATCTCTCCAAACTTCCTGCGATTGCTGTCTCCATCCAATCCAACCAGATACAAATTCCGACCATGTGTATCCACTACATGTTCCACAAATGGAATGAGATGCTTAAAAAATTGAGCTTCTTCCACAATGATAACTTGATACTTCAGAATGTCTTCCAATGGAATATCGTCCAAATCACGCACACAAATACAAGGACATGTGTTTGCATCGTGTGTAACGATTGCACTGACATTTCCATATCTCGTATCCTTGGAAGGTTTGACAACTAACACTGGAGTTCCCAACGCAGAATACCGAGAGACAATGGACAAAATACGAGAACTCTTTCCAGCAAACATAGGACCAATCAGAATATCAAGGGACATTTCGCTTACAGAAACCACGCGCGATAATCGTAAATGGACACGGACCAAGCACTCTCGATTGCGACGATTGTAGGTCTTTTTACTATTTGTGCGTGCGGAATTGGGTCTGTATGCTACAGGACACGTACTCGTTCTCATTTAAAAATTTCTAGGTCTGATCCAGATCTTACCACTATTCTGGAAAACGCAGTTCCTTCTGCGAGTGCGTACCGAATCCAATCCACTCCACAAGATCCTACTGCATAACCATGCGAGGAACAATGTGCATCGCTTCTAATTCCTGAACCCACAACTTCATCGCATAGGGAATCGTCTTCTCTACAAACTCCGTCTTGTTTCCACAGGACCCACACTGATAAATACCTTCCTTCTCATTCACAATCGCGAGCGTTCCACAGGACTTGCAAATGCCAGTGGGGAACGGATCGCTCACATCCATCAGTCGCTCCTTGGTGAAAGCAGCTGCTCCGTGGCAGAGCATACAATCACGCTCCATCTCTCCCACACGCAAACCACCATCACGAGCACGGCCTTCACAGGGCTGACGAGTCAAGCTGACAATCGGACCACGCGCACGAGAATGCTGTTTGTCAATTACCATGTGCTTCAACCGCTGGTAGAAGGTAGGTCCCATAAAGATCTCTGCCTCCATCATCTCACCGGTCTGACCATTATATAGAATCTCATTTCCGTACGAATGATAGCCAAGGTCCAACATATGCTTCTTCAGTTCCTCCGCCTTGAGATGGCTGTAGGGAGTTCCATCTCCCAAGGTTCCCCGATTCACACAGATCTTCCCGTAGATACATTCCATCAACTGCGCAATCGTCATACGAGAAGGAACTGCGTGAGGGTTCATGATGAGATCTGGACGCATTCCGGTAGAAGTGAACGGCATGTCTTCCTCGTCCAGCAACATTCCAATCGTTCCCTTCTGTCCGTGGCGAGACGACAACTTGTCTCCAATCTGAGGGATACGCTCGGAAACAACACGTACCTTCACGAAGGGATATCCATCTGAATTTTTGTCCTGCCAAACACCATCAATACGACAGGGTTCCGAATTCTTGTGAGTCGTAGAGGCATCGCGATAGGTATATCCCGCAGTGTCGTTGCGCAAATTCACAACCTTACCAATGACAACATCATTCTCCTGAACAGTTGCACCCACAATTGGAATTCCATTCTCTCCAACTGCATTGTAGGACGTATTCTTGTACTTGCGTGTATTGTGCTTGCTTGGCTTCATAAACTTCTCCTCACGACCAGACGTCACATTCCGATGCTCTTCGTCCTTGTACATCGTGTAGTACAACCCACGGAACAATCCACGATTCATCGCAGACCGATTCATGATAATGGAGTCCTCCTGATTGTATCCACCATAACAGGCAATCGCAACAACCGCATTCATTCCATAGGGCATCTCGTGCATCTTCAGAATGTTCATAGAACGAGTTTCTACAAGTGGGCGAGTGAGAGAACAGAGGATATAGCCGTTCTTGTCCAAGCGTTTCGCATAGTTGCCTGCGTAGATACACATGGACTGCTTTCCCATAGCCGATTGATAGGTGTTACGGGGCGACTGATTGTGATCAGACAATGGAATGGAGCAGGCCATATGACCGAGAATCAAACTAGGGTGAATCTCATAGTGGGTATGTTCCGGAGTCCATTCTGCGCGAGAGGTTGCGATGCGAAGAGTTTCTGTCTCCGACGCATCAATGTATTCCACACAGGCCTTCAACCAAGTCGTCCAATCTGCTCCTGGCTTTGGCATCTCAGTTCCAGCACGGAACACAGGGCGAACAAGACGACCTGAATCTGTCTCAATGATCAGAGTGTTGATGAGCGTGTACCACGCGACAGAGATATGTGGGTGAAGGCGGAAGGAGTACTTTGCCGCTCGCAACTTATCCGTCAACTCCTTTGGGTTGGTTGTGTATCCCACAATGACACCATTCAATGTAATCGCAGTTCCTGAATACACCTTTGGTTCCCGCAACCATTCAATCCCCGAACACTCCTCAAGGAAGTGAAGCACTGTATTGCTAGGAATGTGCTGTGTGACACTTGTGAGAATGCTCATACTCTTCACAATACCTACCGAATGACCTTCCGGGGTCTCAACTGGACAGACAAATCCCCAACTTGTGCCGTGAAGCTTACGAGGAGCGAGAAGCTTACCTGATTTCTCCACAGGGGTCTGAATACGGCGAAGATGGGAGAGTGTAGAGGTATAGGACATACGAGCCAAGACCTGTGAGACACCTACCTTCGTCGCATTGGACAAGCTTGTACTACTGCTTGTACCCAATCCCTGAACTGTGAAGTTTCCTGTCGCCAATGCCTGTTTGAGCTTGCCTTCAATCGTGGACAACTTCAAAATCTTGTACAAATTGTTGATGTTCAGAATATCCATAGGACGAGGTTCTCCCTTCTTCCAAGCGTCGTTGTTGACCTCCTGAACGAATTCGTTACGAGTGTCGTTACACACCTTCTGGAACAACTGACGGAAGAGATGGGTCAGCAGAGCACCTGTTGTCACCACACGCTTGTTTGGGTACGCATCACGATCGTCCAACTGAATCTGCCCTTGATCCGTCAACAACAACCGACGAATCATAGAGGCAGTGAGCATGGCTTTCCGTGCATTGTGAACATCTAATCCAACTTGCTCTCCTGCGAACCGAACGTGTGGAAGGTACTCGGTATTGAGAAGCTGACGAACATATGCATTTTTATCCTCCTGATTTGTCCCATATTGAAGGTGGTTTGCCAGATAGGTCACCGCCGCTTCCTGTGTAAAGATTCCAAGCTCTGCGCAGTCACGGAAGGAAGCTGCAAGGAGTTCCACATGGGGATCGTCAAGTGTTCCCCAGACGAGATTGGCAACATCTGCGTCTTTCGTGACCCCAAGCGCACGAAAGTAAACCATGACAGGAATGTCCTCATGAAAACGCGGCACGCACGCGAGCAGAGGATAGCCGAACCCATTGAACTTGCTAGAGAGGCGAATCTCTAACTTCTTAGGAGGCATCGTAAAGGTTTCAGAAAGTGACTTCATCTCTACCGAATAAGTGTGCTTAGAGGAAGATTTCTTAGCTTGGAAGACCATGATTCGGTTGTCTGCGACCTTCTCCTGACAGAGGATAGTTCGCTCGGAGCCGTGAATGATGAAGTAACCCAAGGGATCATGTGAGCATTCTCCATATTGTTCGAGGGACAATGGGTAATCCTTGAGTAAGCACAAACTAGACCCAAGCATAACAGGGAGCTTACCAAGGGAAATGCCTTCAAAGACGCGGGATTCTTCATCAAAGGTTTCATATTTACTACCTTTGTACGTGCGAGCCGTAAACCGAACATCTGCGTACATCTGGGCTGCATAGGTGAAGTTGCGAATACGGGCTTCCATAGGAAGCATTGGCTTGATGCGTCCAGTTGCCTCTTGAAGGCGTGGTTTCATGTAGGTGACATTCTCAAAGCTCAGGCGAAACTCATATTTGTACTTCTTGATCTCTGGGTCTTGTTCGTGCCAGACCGTGATAGGAGGAGTGGATTGAATGATAAGAGGGAGCTTGTTGCGAACAAAGTCCTCAAAGGAGTCAATTTGGTGATCCACCAAACGACGTACACCATTTGCGAAGTAAGCTTTGACTGCGTCCCATTCGTTGTTTGTAGCCATGGTATTCATATGCTGTCCATTCTGTGTAAATAAAGGTATCCGTTTTCACAGAATAAAAATCTATACAAAAAATGGGTTGTATAGTATCTCGTAACCGGTATATGAAAGACCAAATGGTTATATTGACAAAACTAGATGAACTTAAAAAGGAGTATACTGAATTGGTAAAAAAAGTGGCTGCTCTTCAAGAGAAGAAAGATCCTGTTACACTCTACATTGGTGACCTTGGGTATACGGATATATCAGTTTTGTATGGTAACGATGATACAGGACAAACAAAGCTTCTACCTCCGCAACCTCCTCGCAAATGATTTTACAGAAGAAACAATAAGCGATGTCCTCTGACGCCAAAACTGTCATAATCAAGAAAATTGGCAGCGACCCTCCACCTCCGCCCTCAAAGCCAGTTGAGGGTTCAGCTCGGAAACATACGAGTGGATCAGGTCATCGCCACAAGCAGCCAAAGTATGGCGTCCTGAAGGGTGGTAAAACGGCACGTTCCAAGATTCATGCAGTTCGCGACCCTGCGAAACCACCGCCTAGCCGTAAATCAACCCTCAAGATTCTCACTGAGAAAGGAGCAGAAAAACGTCGCGCTCATATTCGGAAAACGGTGCGTTCTCTTCCCGATGCCAAGGTTCGTCAAATGCTTAAGGATGCTGGTCTTCCAGTATCCAACAGCACACCAAAGAAAATCGCAGAAGAAATCCTTGCTGGCGGAATGGAAGCCGGTATGATTGTCTCTCGCTGAAACAATGACAGCTGTGTGGGGCCCATTGGGATGGATGACACTCCATTCTGTATCCACTTCCTACCCAGAACGTCCAACTCCGTCTGAGCGTCAGTTGGCGTTTACGTGGTTAGAAATGTTCCGTGATACGATCACGTGTCCTTACTGCAAGGATCACTTTACGTCCATGCTTCAAAAGTATCGTATGCGCTATCCAACGATGTTGGATTCACGTCAGAATTTCGCAATGTTTGTGTTCCGAGCGCATAACGTTGTAAATTCACGCCTTCACAAACCGGTCTATTCTACACTTTCTGAATGTATGGACGTTCTTCATACAAACATCAAAACACGAAGTGCGGCAGAATACAGGTCTGCGTATCTGAACCATATTTATCGCTATTGGAGAACGATCCAAGATATCTCGGGGATCACTGCGTTGAAAAAGATTATGGAAATGCGAAAGGTTGAAATGGACTACTGGTCAAAGGTTGACACCAAGTTTGATGTCATTCTTCAAGAAGATACTGTCACGATTCCTCGTGTATGGGTAGAAGATGGAGTTGCGAATGCGCAAGTTCCTACTCAACATGTTCAACTGAAACCTTCTTCGGAGGCACGGGCTGGGTTCCGAATGGTAGGAGGTCGCATTCGGTTGCGGTAGTCAAATTCCATGGCAATGAAACCCATGGATCACATTCCCACGCATATCGTTTCATCCAAGGATGACGTGTTTCGGTTTCTTCTACATAAAGTTCATCTACATATTTACTAGGAATTTCACCTAAACTCCGCGTTGGCAAAATAAACTGAAGTTGATCTTGGAGCGTGTAATCTGGAGTTGGATGCTCCCAATCAAACTCAGTGGGACGAGCGTACGCATTCAGAGTTTCCATTAACGGAGCTTCTGCATACGGATACACCCAATGCCAGTCCAACACTTCGGACGTAGTAAAATAGTGAAGTGTCCATTCGTAGGTCTTCCAGAAGGCATAGACAACAGGTTCCCAATTTATAACTCCATCCATCAATTGAATTCCTACGCGGGTTTCCAGTGCGTGTCCATCCGGTGAGACAATATGACGATCCGTGTCTTTGGCTCGTTTGAGAAGAACCTTCTTTTCATCTCCCGAAGGGACGGGTTTGGTTGCGTAGAACAAGGCACGTCCGTATCCATCTTCGCGAAGAGAGAACATCGCAAGAGCAGGCATAAAATCATTTCCAAATCTCAGAATACACATACGAACGTACTCATCTGCTGGAATTGGAAGAACATCTGCCAATGCTGAAATGGAAAACAGAGAGAACTCTCCATCTTCCTTTTCTCGCAACAACTCAATGTTTCCTAGATGCCTCTGTGCGATTGCGATCAACACAAGATCTGCGTCCAATCCGTAGATACAGATAGAAGAACGTTCAGATTCTGGAAGTGTCCGAAACCATTGGAACATTTTGTGCTCCCCTTCTCCTGCTTCTAATGTATCCGATACGATGATGTTTGGATACAGAAACCGAATTGTATCTGCGAGATCGCGCATAAACGGAGTTCCAGGGGAAATTTGATGCTTGTCAAAGTCACCTGTCTCTTGAATTCTCATACGACGATAACGTTGCTGAACCATCTTCGCGTAAGGAACCAAACCATCAAATGCGAGATAGATGTGTTTCGCATGAACAATTCTCGTAAGAAGGTCTTCTAGAGCAAGAATGACGGATCCCACTGGATTGTCTGCCTTGAGGTAGGTGTGAATGAAGCAGTTGAAATCCAACGCAAAAACATTACACTCCACGCGGGAGCACGATTTTTGAATGTGTTTGTGAGAACGAAGGAGAGATGCTACATAATAAGGAATACCCATTACATTATTTCTCGCGGACTCCTTCTAAGCAGAAGAACACGTAAGACGGATTGTAGGGGTCAGGGTCTTCAGATTTATATCCGAGAGACACTGCCTGTCGTTTCCGCCATTTGTACAGAATACGAGACACTTTGGTCTTTTGAGAAAGTTCAATACGTTTGATACGACGCTTCCACTCACGGCTATGCTCTGCGCAATACCGCAAGTCCTCTACGTCAAGAATTGGTTTTAAGTCCATTTGAGAGATATCCATAGATTTGGACAAAACAAATCCGTTTTTTGATGCGACAAAAACGAACTAAACCTAGAACAAGGAATCGATGGCATGGAACTCGCACCACCTACTACGCCAATTGAACGACAACTCACGATGGACAAATGGGAAGTGTTTGAAGAGTTCATGAAAATGAACCCATTTGTATTTCAGGTCTTGGTCTATAAAACTCCTTCTCATCAATACTGGTTGGTCCGAAAACACAAGAAACTTGTGCGCATTCATAAGCATCTGTAAATCTAAGAGATACACAAATGTGGCTCTGGATCCTTCTTCTCGCATCTATCGTTTTTTTCATCTATTGGTGGGGAGCCGGAAAGAAGGTTTCTGGCGGTTCTGAATGCAGTGCCTGTGCCAAACGTAAACCTGTAGAGGCAGTCGAATAAAAATTCGCATAACTCTACAATGAAGAAATTGAATATGAAAGAATTTGCAACTCCATTTGGATTGTTTGCAATTCTACTCTCGTTGGTTATGTTCTACAGGAAATGGTCAACTGCCACGAAGAAGGAGGGCTTCGTTTCCAAGAAGTGTCCCGACGGCACTCGTTCGGATGGACCTTGTCTGATGGAATTCCCTGGCTTGTAAACAATGAAGAACACAGGAGTCAACGCGTTGCCTTCCATCCGTGGCCATGTTCTTTCTATCTCTGCAAACCTTGCATTGGTTGCAGTGTTGTACTTGTTTATGGGTACAACCATCTCGTATGTGCTGAAGAACATATTCCCTGAACACAATCCTTCGTGGGAGGCATTGCCACGCTGGCAGCAGATCTTGGACATCTCCGTGGAAATGGCAATCATTGTTGTCACCGCTTTCTGGGTAACATACTTCGCGAGGTACTTGATTCCCATTGTTCCTGTTCGCCCTGCCTTAGAACATCTGATTGAGTCGTCGGGGGGTCAAGTTGCCTTTTTGTATGCGATCTTTGTCTTCTTGGAAGTTTTGGACGACAAACTCCTCTGGGTCTATAAAGATATTTTCGGATGAATAGACAAACCATGTGGGCCAAGTTGATTTTCTCTGCCGTGCTTTTCTACGCATTCGTTCCTGGCGTTCTCCTGAACCTCTCCACGCCTTGGACCTCCCCTGCAGTGACGCACGCCGTCCTGTTCGCCTTGGTGTCTGGCTTCATCTGGAAGGCCGCCAAGCCAATGCTCCCCAAGTATTAAAAACGGATTTAAAAGGTATGAATAAATAGGTACTCAGGAATGGAAACACATACAATTCTTGAACGCATGCGGTTCCTCAAGGACCAAATGAACGAGATCGAGAAGCGGATGACTGACGAGTCCCTCACCCTTACAGAGTTGGAACAGCTCGATGGTGAATGGGACATTCTAGACGCAGAACTGGAACATTACGACGAGATTTTGGAAGCCGATCACTATCGGCAAATGTGGGAGATTTCGCAATTAGAAGAACCGATTGAAGAAGATCTGTACAGTGAAGTACCACGTGACGAGGAAGAAGATTACATAGATATGAGGGATGTAGTATAATGGAGTATTGTGATGACGATCGTCACTATATTTGGGTTGGCAAACCAAAAACGGAATCTTTTTGCGTTTTACCTGAACTATTTCAGCCGAAAATGAGTAAATATATTAAGAATCACCTCGCAGAATCCCCAAACGTCTCTCATCAAGATCAGGGAAAACATACAGTTTACTGGATGACCTATGACGAATTTGCAGAACTTCCTATCAAGAAATGGAAGAAAAACCGTCCTTGCCGCGAAGAAAGAGTAGAATATCTTAGGAATGGTATTTTAGAAACAAAGCGAGTAGATGGGATTATTTATATTGCATCCATTGATGATGAACTTGTATGTTATGAATCAAATCACCGCAGAGAAGCATTGAAAGGTCTTAAAGGAAAGGGAATTCACAACATTCTGGTAGATATTCTATGGGATTCCAGCGATGAGGACGTTGAGAAGGAGTTCCGCCGCTTAAATGATGCTGCTTCTGTTCCCGATTTGTATGTAGAACCAATTCCAACTATTACTGTAGAAGAGTTGAAGCCAGTTGTAGATTACTTCTGCGAAAAATTCAAGCAACATGTGAAGGGAACAAGTCGTCCTCAAAGACCAGATTTCAGTTATAACATTATTGATTCGGAATTCTATCGTGTTTGTAGAGAACTTCAAATTAAACCAACGGAATTACTTGAACGTACTGTTAGATTAAATGATCAGATGGTATTGCGAGATAAGTCCAAGTTATCTGCTAAGATTATTGATAAGTGTACGAAATCTGGGTTATGGCTATTTGCTTGGTCTGCGAAATTAAATGAACGTGATCTGGAAAACATTTAACCATATATATACGTTAATAGATAATGGACGTTGTCGTAGGTCAAAAATTTTTACGTTCGACTGCTCAACAGCGCGCTCTTCTCAAGGGCAAGTGTGCCCAGTTTGTGAAGAACGACAATTTTGTCAATATCATTGAAAACATCGATATCAATGACAGGCAAGGAAATCAGATCACGCGCACGTGCTTACAATTAGCTGCCTTTAATAGTCAGAAGGAGCTTTGGGATCAGGTAGAGGAATGGTTGCGGTCATAAAAACGGATTACATACTCAGCACGTTTTCTAAATCTAAAATGTCAACACATGGTGCTATTGATACAGAAACACAGGTATATGTTTTACCTCAAAATGCATCAAAGGGTAGGCAATATATATGTGCAGATTGCGATCAACGCGTTATCTTTCGTAAAGGTGATGTAAGAACGCCTCATTTCGCTCATTATGTCCCAACAACAAAATGCACATATTACAATACATCTGCTGGAGAAAGCGACTTGCATAAACACGCAAAACTTCTTCTTAAAAGGTGGATTGATTCTCGTAGACCCATTTGCTTTAGTTGGTCGTGTCAAAATCAAAATTATTTTGGAGAATGTGGACTAGATGTTGAACATTCAATTGAATATAAAGATGGAGATGAAGTTGTTCTCGAATATAGGTCTCCAAAGGGAGATTATATCGCCGACGTAGCAATCTTGAATTCTGGAAAAATCCGTTATATTATTGAAGTAGTTCATTCACATAGGACTTCCACAACTTGTCGTCCAGAACCTTGGTTTGAAGTTAAAGCTAATGACATTTCAGAAGCATTTCATCATGAAAGCGATGTGTATGTTAACAATTGTAGAATCAACAATTCGAAATTCTGTATGAATTGTGTTGTAAAACATCAACCTTGGGCAACAAGTATTCCTGTTCTAGCAAAGAAATATGGCCCTGAACGTATGTGGAAACAAGACCTACCATGCATTTGTTGTAAACGAGTGTCTTACAATCCGGAATGGATCGGGAATCGTCCTCGTCAAGTATGTAAAATATGCTTAGGAGATGAACCAGAGAAGGTAAGAGCGAGTATAACTGCTAGTATTTGGGGTGATGATTAATCCAACCCAACGTAAAACGGATTTAGTAAGACCAAACATACATGAACCAGAATGGAAGACAAACTTTATATCTTACAACTTGAAGGTGGGAAATACTACGTTGGGAAAACATCCGATGTCAAGAAACGCTTCGAACAACACGCTTCTGGAAAGGGAGCAGAATGGACAAAAAAATACAAACCTGTGAAACTCCTGGAGACCAGGCGTATCACAAGTGAGCACGATGAGAACAATTTGACGAAAGATTTGATGAAGAAGTATGGTATGGAAAATGTGAGAGGTGGTTCATATTGTCATGTGGACATTTCTGAAGAGACAGAGGACGTCCTGCGAAATGAAATGAAGTCAACTACAGATACATGTTATAAATGTGGTAAATCTGGACACTTTGCGAGGTATTGTAAAAAGAGATCATCCTTTAAAGGAACATGTCAATGTGGTCGTGAGTTTCTTGTATTTGATGATTTTATGAGTCATCAGAAGATGTGCATTCCTAGGCAACAACCAGAACGGAGTAGGGAACCTGTATGTTATCGTTGTGATAGACCAGGCCATTATTCAACTCAGTGTTATGCGTATACGGATTCGGATGGGAATTACTTAGGAAAACCAAAGCGCGATTATCGGAGAGATTGGTCAGATGATGATTCTGATTAACCCATCATAAATAATTTCATAATTTCACAAACTCGAAAACACTGAGATAATTCATAATGCAGTTCATCCCATCTACCATCCCTGCGAATTTCAAGTTTGCGATTTTTAGCTTCCTTTGCGTTGATATCTGCGATGTTCTGAAGCCAATCGATAAACTTCTTTTCGGTTCCATTCGGATTATTCAATGACTTGATACATGTTTGTAGAACCACTTGTCTAGAGTCAACGTCGCAACTCAATATATATTTCTTAAAGGCGATACTAGTTGCAACTCCATGGGCGTTTATGATTTTTACGTCCATTTAGAACTATGACAACCATAGTATCTAAATGAACCCAATTGTTGTATACGAATGTGAAGAATGTGGTCAAACGTTTACAAGTGAGCTTGGTCGTCGTGCTCATGATGCTGTCTGTATTCCACGCAATATGCCTGGACAATCAACTTTTTCCATAAAAACGGATTTTCTGCTTCTATCCTATTCTATCTCACATGGATTGTTCTATTTGTATGAGTGCGATTGATGACACGACAAGTTCCGCGCGTACAAGCTGCGGACACTCGTTCCACTTTGGTTGCCTTGCGACTTGGTCAAAGAAGAATACAAGCTGTCCGCTGTGCCGAACGGTGTTTACTGAAACAGATGCACCTCAACAACTTTTACCTGGATACGCACCAATTCAACTTCAATTTCCAAATCCGGATAGAGTAACTCAGATTCTAGGAGAAGAAATTCGCCCGATGGCAGGATTTCTTCACGATACGTCTTCTCCTGTTTGGAGACGGACAATGAACGCACTTCTTAGAGCAAAGTATAGAACTACTCCTCTAGAAGAGTATGATACTGTAGATGCGAACTTTGTTGCGCATTATGGCTGTATTCCGTTAGGAACAGCTAAAGCGTATTTGAGGTATTACAATAACGATCCAATTGAAACACTACTGTTTCTCATGGGAAACACAGAAACTCTACCGATTCCCGAGTTTAAACAACGTGATCGCCCTGTAGCAGAAGAACCCTATATCTCACGAGACATTGGTCACCGAGTTGGAACCACCGCGCTCACTTGTCAGTCAGACCACGATGGATACGAATCTTGTTAGACAATCTCAAGCAAACACGCAATCGCTTCACAAATAACGTTGACAACACCAAGGTTCTCATCTGGATTCTCGAAAGGGTGTTTCGCAATATCCTTAATTAAACGCAAAAGAGCAACAATCTCTTCTTTTACATTACGCTCTTCTTCCTGAACAATGTGAATATATTCCTTGATTGATTTTTGCCCATAGATGAATTCAGGCCAGTTGTCTTGCATTTATTAGTATTCTATGTCATGTGTAAAAATGGATTAATTGAATAATATCAATAAATACGTATGCCCAAACGACGCTTTACAAAAGAAGTCCTTGATGAGATTCTCCAACGAGATGGCGCTACACTTATTGGAGAATATGACACATTCAATTCACGTGTAAGAATACTATTCAATTGTCAGTGCGGACTTCAGTGTAGTAAAGTATTTCAGCAAATTGCTGATGTTAGTGGAGCAAAATGTATTAGATGTCAAACAGGAACTTTACGATATGACAACACACTCCTGAAGAAAGTTATTATAGAATCAAATGCAGTCCTTGTGGAATCTTATGAAACTCTCAACCGAGATACATTAATAAAGTTTGTATGTGAATGTGGTGTAAGTTATATAAAACCATTTCGCTCTCTTGTAGAGAGGTGTGGTGCTAAATGTGATACCTGTACTATCTCGAGTGCTTTGAATAAACGAGATTCTACTATGCGTGAATTATATGGAAGTAAGGTTCCATTACATAATCCAGATATTATTGCAAAAAAGAACAATACTAATCAAGAAAAATATGGTGGAAATACACCGGCGTCGAGTATGAGAGTTAGACAAAAAATGACAAATACTTTAGTGGAAAGATATGGTGTTGAACATCCAAACCAACATCCAGATATTCTTGCAAAAGCGCAACAACCATCGTGGAAATACTTCAAAATGCCTTCTGGAGAGATACGAAAGGTTCAGGGATATGAACCCTTTGCCCTCACCGATTTGTTAAAGGTATATACTGAAGAGCAAATTAAGACAGAGCGCAAAGATGTCCCTCGCATTGAATATGAAACGGATGGAAAGAAGAAGTATCACTTTCCAGATATCTTCATTCCTCACGAAAACAAGATAGTAGAGGTCAAAAGCACTTGGACATACAAGTGTAAAACAGATAACATTCTACTCAAAAAGAAAACCGCTGAAGAGCAAGGATTTCTTTATGAGATTTGGTGCTATGACGGAAAGGGAGTAAGAATTAATAATTATTGAACACTCATTTAATCAATATTTCTATATGAATTTTAATGAACGAAGGAGAAATTTGGAAAGATGTTGTTGGATATGACGGATATAAAGTATCAAACAAAGGAAATATTATGGGTAGAAAAGGTTGGATTTTGAAACCATATGTACGAAAATTTGGGTATAAATATGTAAGTTTATACAGTTCCAAAAAAGAATACGAAAACATTGCTATAGCAAGAATTGTAGCAATGGCGTTTCTACCAAATCCAGAAAACAAACCACACGTTGATCACATCAATCGAGATACTGGAAATAATTGTGTAGAAAATCTACGATGGGCAACGAGAAGTGAAAATCAATCCAATAGAGCAGTGTGTTTTGGAGAAACGAGAGGTATTTGTTGGGAAAATTCCCGCAACGTATACAAGATATCTATAACTAAAGGTGGAAAGACCATAAATTATGGTAGAAGGAAAACATTAGAAGAAGCAATACGGTATAGAGATGAAATCATCACACAGAGCTGATGAACTGCCATTGTAAATACTCGCAAATCTTGGACCATATATTGTCGTGTGCGATCAGACGATCGCGTGACTTCAGCAGTGGAAAGAAGGCCTTGTACTCATCCAACTCCAGCAACTCAAAGAACTTGTACAAAATATACGAATAGCTCAGGAAGTTGGTGCGATCGTCGGGACAGTAGAGTAAAAAGGGTGCCTGAATCTCCTGAAACATTGTTCGAATTTTCTCCTCAATCTCAGGCGTAATGGTAGGAGGTGGATTGCCATTGAGCCGAGATAAGATGTGGGCTCTGTGTTCATAATACTTGGACCTATTCAACTTCTTCAGGATTTGCCGAATATCTTCTTCGGTCAGATCTGCGATATTGGTGATACGTCTCTTGCGGATTTCAAGAATGACTTCGTTCATGACATCTTCAGGAATAATGGTGGACTCTTTCGCTTGGAACTGATTGAGAATCTCATTCAGATGGTTAATCTTTTTGTATGCATAATTGTTCCGCTCCTTGGGAGGATCCCGGAAACTTGGAAAGTCAGACACAACCAATGCGTATTCTTCTGAACCACATTTGGGACACACCAGAATGCCTTCGGAACTAATCTCCTCACGAGCAACATTACACGCAACACAATGTTCCGTCAGTCGTTGAACTGCTTCTGGTCCAGCGGATAACTTCATGCGCTGAATGTACTCATCAAACATCTGTTTGCGAGAAGGTCCGTTGTCACTTGGAACTTGTTCGCTGAAAAACTTGAGAAAGGTATTCGTATCTTTGGGAACACGAGAGGCAATGGAAGAGATGGAATCCTGTTTCTTGTAATAGTCAATCAAAATGTCCATATTTTTCAAGTAATAATCTTCCACAGGATTTCCACTGGCAAGTTCTTTTTCAATTTCTCTGGCACGAACCTGAAGTTGATTTGCGCGTACAATATCTGCGAGATCATTCTTCTTATGGAGTTCAGAGATTTCGGATAGAATCGTTTCAAGTTCTCCTCGGAGTGCTTCTTGGTTTTTGGTAAGATCCTGAAGGTTTTGAACAATATCTCTATGAACAGAGTCCAGTGTTCCAGTGGTAGCTACATTGGAGGGCGTATCACGAATCTTCCTCACTCTGAATACGTCCATTTATGAATTCTCGTACTTGGTCCATATAAACTAGATTTCCAAACAAACAAGGACGTTGGCGTTTGACAACAGGAACAAGATCGCTTAAGGAAAGTGACAAATTCTTACATACATAGGCAAGCGCAAGAAATCCACTCCGATTCATTCCTGCCTGACAATGAACGTAGACAACACCATGTCCATCGCGTAAAAACTTGCGAAGAGTGTCTTCAAACAAAGGATACCAATCTAAAATATTCGCATCCGGACGATCAACCGCATTCATACATGCGTATTGTTCGGGACGAGCAAACCGAAACCAACCAGGAGAATCTTCCTGTTGGGCGCAGTTAATGACATGCGTAATGTCATTGTCAAGAACGAATTGTGGAGTCAAATATGCCCCTGGTCCAACTAAGATACGAGAGTGAAACCAAGCAGGATGTTGTCGAAGAAAATCAGGTTTTGCCCAGAACATTGGTGTATATGCGCAGGTTGTTTCTAAGCTTAACCAAGGAATCCAGAGAGGAATGTATTCAAGAAGTTTGTCAACACCACACAGGCCAATCCAAGAACAGCAGCACCTGTCCAGCTCACAACGCCACCAGATGTGTACGCATTGGGTACATACTGAAGAAGCAAGCTACGAGGAGTAGACAACGAGATAATCGCTCCTGCCAAAAAGATTGCGATGTACATAGTTGTATGCGTGAACATAAATCTCATCGCAGGTAAGCTTGGCTTGAAAGAAGGTGCCATTGCCGAATGTCCTGGGGTGGGAACACTTGGCATAGGAACGATAGGTGGTTGAGATTGAGGGCCCTGAGGAGAGGGAAGCAATGCGTCCAATGAAGTTGCGTCGTCCATTGTTTTATGTAAAAGAGGAGGTTTCGCATGACGCATCTTCCACGCGGTATTGGAAGCATTTTCCATCTACCTTTACGGTTTTATCTGTAATTTCATTGAGAGGAAGAGCAGGAACACGAATAGAGGAGAAGTTCCGATGAAAGATAAGAACAGAAAGCCCAAGACCTATGATGAACGAAAAGAAAGCACCTGCCTTGTGAAGGGCATTGGCGACTCGTTCTCCTGTGACGAAGTTCATTGTTTATTGGCCAACAAATTCAACGATTCGGGTTCTGCGGTACACGGAACTTCTACAGAAACAAATCGTACACATCCTGTTTCTGTGTGATAAGGCGTTTCATCGTAGGGCTGAGGAAGGACTTTAACCTTCCGAGTAGGAGGAACTGAGATCGTTCCAATCAAAAGACCGACAATAACTCCTGCGAACAACCAACGTGGTTCAATCATCTTATCTAGGTGTCGGTATATTTTGAATCCAAGTCCGAAGGGCAAGATAACCAAATGCACCGAAAAACCCTATGAATGGAAACACAATTGAAAGCGCGGTTGCGATATACTTCCCGGTTATATACTGCTCTTGTTTGAAGGTATTGTATGTAATAAAAACACTTGCGACGTACAATATGGTTCCCGCGAAAGTAGCTATATACTTCACGACCATAAACGTAAAACTTCCAAATGTAAAGGATGGAAAGAATGATTTCTCTAACTTGAGAGGAGGAGAACTCTTTGGCTTTCCGTACTCAAACGTCTGACCTTCTGGAACCTCAAATGTCTTTCGTTTCCCAGTTTCATCCACAACCGTAACAGTCAATTTCCGTCCCTTGATAATGTTCGCAGTTGATTGAGATTGTTGTTCCTTCTCATCTAGAAGTTGACGTTGAAACGCTTGTTGCTTCACATCTATACATGTTTTGTCCGTAGCACCTCCACACGCATCTTCTGCCATATCCCGTGCCTTCTTGACTTCTTTGTCCGTGAGTTCAATTTTACCTCCCACTTGAAGAATTGGAATCAGTCCTGAATTCACAGGAACAGAAATACTTCCATCGGAAGACATGTAAGAACGTAAACTCTGTAGCACACTCGTACGAGACCGCTCATCCCCGAGATATGCGGATTCAATTGTAACTCCCATTGTTATGATGCGAACACAAGATTGCCCAGACCGGATACGATGCGCAAAAAGTTAATGGATTCCACGTATACTCCAACGTTGTAGGTGTACACAAACAAAATGTTATCATTGGTCTGAACTACTGTCACAACTTCAGATGGATCGTAAAGTCCGATCTGACCAGCAGGTATAACCGTTGGATTTGGACTGAAGACAGTTGATTTGAGCACGCAAACGGTAGTTGTGTTGGTGGTAGACGTTGCTTGTGGAAGAGGTTGTTGCATATTGAGACGCAAAATTGCCTTGTTGAATGCACTTCCGTTCAAAGCACCAGAGGGTTGGTATTGGTCATGGTCTAATGCAAACGAGTACATATATACACCTGGCAACGAAGGAGGGTCACCAGTTGTATGGCGGTACATTTGAAGCAATGAAAAGTAACTGGTTGGTTTCGTTTGGAATCTCTCCTTTCCGTCCAACAACAAAACTGCGTCTGCGATTGTTTCACGTGGAAACACAGAACTTACCTGTCTCTGACCAGAGGCATAAATCTCCGTCATTCCACTTGTTGACATAGCATCCCAAGGAGCACGATTCCGATTCTCCCAGTTTGTGTAATTGTCCCAATCGTTCACTAGAATCCGATCGGATCTCTGAGAAGCCCAAATGATGCGTGTGACCAAATTGAACAATGGAATCTCTAGGTCGCTGTTCGCTCCAAATTGACCCTCTTTGGAGACATAACGCAATGTCTTGACAAGAATGGTTGTGTCGGCACGTGCAACCTGATTGAGTTCCATTTCCGTGAGATACACGAAGTTGCCTTCCAAATATGGATCTGGGAAAAAGGTAGTCAAACCAGGATTGCTTGGAGTTCCATTCAAGTTTGGAGGAGACAAGAACAAACTCAATGCAGTGTATGCGTCTCCCGTGGGCTTGATTCGCTCACCATACGTAGGTGTTCCCTCTTGTACATTGATCACTGTGTACAAGTCGTTCAAGGGACGCAAGGTCACATTGATAAAAACCTCTGCGTTCTGAAGTGCGACAAGAGGAAGAACCGTACCTGGGTTCTCACAGAACCAGAAGTGAAGAGGAACAACCAATTGGCGACTGCGAATACTTGGTTCTGGAATGGTTGTCTGTGGTCCAGTGGAAGGAGTTGTAAGGCCTGCGATTGCATGAGGATATTGATTGAGACGGTCGTATGCATTTGCGGGATCATACATATCACGTACATTTCCGACCATCTGATCTACAATCAAACGCTTGTTCCTGTCATGCGTGAGATATGAGTACATTTTCAGCCACTCTCCGCGAAGGCGTTGAATGACTTGACCATTCATGACCAGATCTACGTGATCAATCATGTTGTAGCCAATGTTTTCAATCCACTGAAACTCATATCCGATTGCATTTGCACCCGATCCAGATTCATACCCAGTCGGAAGCGTAGTTACTTGCTTCAAGGGAGACCAAATGTCCGGAAGCGTGAGAACCAAATACGTATCGTGAAGGAGCTGTGCGTACCGATCAATCCGACACGTCAATGTCCTGTTTTGTGTAACAGAGAATTCCAAATTGGAACTCGTGAAGGAAAGCCGAATGGATTCCATTGCGAAATTCGTATGACGACGATAGACAGCCCGAAAATGAGTCATGGAAGGGTTTCCATTTACCAATTCATTTTGAGCACCTACTCCAACCAGTTGGATTAGACCACCAGGCATTTGTATTAACCTCTTAACTATTTTCTTCAATCAAAGCGAGAAAGCGTAGATAAATAACTAAACCAGTGAACCCTAAGATACATTGGACACACACTGGGATGGGCGACTCCATACTCTTTAACCAACAATTCCAGCATGAACACTCATAGGTAGACCTATATCGCGACGAAGAATGTTGCTATCCTTGACATTGGAAGTACTAAACACTCCTGTATACGGCTCACAGGTTGTACACCAGTTTGAAAAGGTGGCAGTACCTGGAGCACTTCCCCACGCGCCCGGTGATGGCAGTACAAACCGCTGACGTTGGGTTGCTCCGTTCGCAACGACCAACCGATGAACAGATGGAAACTTCAAATGTTGAGGAGGGGGAGTAGAACTATACGTAGATGCGACAATCTGGCGCTTGCGCATCGTCAGATAATCTTGTGCGGAATTCACCTGCATTTGTAGAGTATCAAGACATGTTATTTATAGACGGGGTGTTCAAACTATACAAATGAGATTCGTCCTCGTAAGCACGCATACTGATCAGATTATTGGATACTCAAAGGTTGCATTCAACTTACTGAAGCAGCTCTCAACTCTCTCTCCTCGTGTGAAGACATTCCACTTTGGATTCCAACGCCATCCCAATGCAGCAGGAATTCGTAAGCTTCCAGCAGGGATTGTTCAATACGATGCGGCTGCCAACGAGGATCCAAAGGAAGAGGGATTTGGATTTAATCGCATTCATGACTATTTGGAGATGGTGAGTCCTGATGTTGTCATGATCTACAATGATCCTCTTATCGTGTACCGCTTTATTGAGTCAATGAAGCACGACAAGGCAAGTTCCAAGTATAAGCTGTGGATCTACTTGGATCAGGTGTACCAAGGAATCGCAGGTCCTTTGATGGATAAGATTCGTGAGCATGCAGATCGTATCTATTGCTTTACGGATATCTGGAAGGAACAGCTGTCGCAATATGGTTCGTTCCCAGACGCACGTGTTCTTGAGCACGCAGTTGATCCAACGGTGTTCAGTCGTCTTCCAGGAGATGTTCGCCAATCTGTTCGCAAGTCCATGGGAATTCCAGATGATGCGGTAGTGTTCTTCAATGGAAATCGCAACAGCCAACGCAAGCGATTGGATGTCTGTATTCAGGGATTCGCAAGGTATCTCACGAAGAACCAGAATGCGTATCTCGTTCTCGCAACGGGTGTGAATCCTCAAACAGGAGCATATTACGACATTCAGCGTATTTATATGCGAGAGATCTCAAAGCTCAAGCTTCCTGAAGTGCTCTTTACTCGTCTTGTTCTCGTAGATACCTCACAGACCCCAATCAGCGACGATGGTATCAATCAAATCTACAACGCAACCGATATCGGAGTCAATACATCCGATGGAGAAGGGTTTGGTCTCTGTCAATTGGAACACTTGTTCGTAGGTGCTCCTCAGATTGTAACGGATGTGGGAAGTTACCGGTCTTTCTTGAATGACTCGGTAGCCACCTTTATTCCTTCAAAGATGGAGACCTATTTCTCGGGAGGCATGCCTATGGGTGGTTGGGCACCTATCTTTGATCCAGACGATGTGGCAGCTGCAATGGAATCAGCAGCCAAGCGCCTTCCTGAGATGCGGGAAGCTGCACGAGCCCACAAGTTCAAGACATGGGCAGCTGTCTGCGATGACTGGTTGGAGGATGTCATGAGTGCTTAAATCATGAGCCAACGAATTTGAGTGGGAGATACACGTTCTCCCATTTTCAACAACCGATAGTTATCTTCAAAGGCCTGATCATCAAACAACTCATTTGTGAGAGGGTCAAAATAAAACACCATTCCCTTGACAGACACACGCTGAAGTTTCCGACGGCGTTTTAGCATGTTCCGTTCAATGGTTGAATCCAAATCGTCTGTCGCAATATTTGATTTGAATGCCAAATCTTCACTATTTACTCCACTATCAAACCGCATACATTGGGTGATAGGTTGGTCACGACTATGAAGTTTCCGATGAACTTCGCAGTCGATGGCTGCTTGTCTGAGCAACGTAGAAATACGTTTGTTTACAACAACCTTTTCATATGAAATCTCATACAGATACTCATCTGTGGACATAAAGGTTTCCTTCTCATCTTTCTCATACTTCTTCATCATCATATCTGTACGACGAACAGCAACCACATTGCTGGCTTCTTCTGTAGACAATGCTTGTTTGTCGCTGAAGACACTGACATAAAAACTCACGCGTACATTTCGTTGATCAAGAGGCAATCCTGCGTGAGAGCAGATACGAACTGCGCGTCCAATCACTTGTTCATGACGAGCTGGATTCCAGTGAGGTTCCATGATATGAACATGACGTACATTGAGAAGCGTAATACCTTCTGCTCCTGCCGACGATGCCATAAACAAACAAAGGAGCTTCTTAGGCATGGTTTCCACAGATGCCTTCAAACTAGGAGGAAACCCCGATTCATACCTTCCATTGAAAATCTGACGAAGATATTCACGCTCTGTATCGTTCTCCCCCGTTCCTCCAATAAACATGGCATACGCAGGTTTTTCTGCATCCATGGTTCCATCTACTTCCCAGAGTCCATTCTCTCCCTTCTTGATACGGAATCGTTGCCAACCATTGTGCTGTAAAATTGCACTGAAGAGACCAAGACCTTCAAGAGATTGGTATTGCGAATAGACGAACTGATTCTTCCACTTGTCCCCATTGACTGCTTTCAACATCTCCAACATTTTTGGACTGAATTGCTTCAATGCTGCCTCGGACAAATACCGATCTGGTTCTGCCTTGAGTTTATCCAAAATAAGCTCTTTTGATCGGATCAACATATTTGAGT